AAGCTCCGACATCTGGGGTACTCACAGCGGCAGGGGGCGGGGTGGCGGGCTTGGGCGGCGTATAGGTCAGGGTCTCGGTGTTCAGGGTCCAGCCCTCGGGGGTTCTGGCCTGATACTCGGCAATCTTAGCAGCCTTTTCGTCGTCCGTCATAGGGCGCGTAGACCAGACATCCTTCACGGTGCCGTTGTCCCATTGATAGGTGACGCCCTCGTTGACCTCAAACGGGCCGAGCTTGGGCGCAGGGATGCGCTCGAATTTGGCGAACTCAGGCGGCAAATTGTCCACGTCGATATCGGGGAACGCCTCGCGGAAGTTGTCGCCCATGATCGGGTGCTGATACGGCTGACCGTCGCGGATTTGAATATAGAGGTTCATTTACGGGGTTCCTACGCAAGTTGACGGGAATTGACGTGTTGAGCCGGGCCAAACAATGCGGACAGCGCCGGAAGCGCCATTTCCCCTTGTAACGGTTCCACTACCAATGGCATAACCGCCTCCACCGCCGTATGGACCTCCTGCTCCTCCTCTATTACTTGGGAGGTAACCAGAACAACAAACATAAGTTCTACAAGAAACGCCACACCCTCCAGTCACTCCAGAAGAACCCGCCCCGCCTCCTCCACCAATAGAGCAACAAGGAATTGTTATCACTGTTCCTCCGGCACCGTTACTTCCTTGACCGTACAATCCTACACCGCCGCCACCGCCGCCAGCACATCCTGCGCAACTATGTGCGCCACCACCACCACCGCCGCCGCCGCCAGAACCACTAGTGCCGGAGTTTCCGGAAGTGCCCCCATTACCGCCAGCACCAGAATAGCCACCAGCACCACCGCCGCCATAACGTCCACCGCAAGCACCAATGCCGCCATTGCCGCCGCCATCACCTGTAAAAGTAGCAGCAGTTCCCCCGGTTCCCCCGCCGCCACGAAGTGTTGACGTATTTACAAAATACGATTGACCGCCAACAGCACAAATAAACCCAGTTCCCACAACAACAGTGTAAGAATTTCCGGAAGTAACGGCGTAATTGTTTTTATATCCAAGAGCGCCTCCGCCGCCAACTGCCGCGCCCCCGCCCCCTGCACCAACAGCAACAACTGAAACACTAGTTACGCCAGCGGGAGCAACCCAAGAATACGTTCCCGGCGTGGTATAAGACTGCGACCCACGCACAACGGCGGCAACTTTACCACACCCATACGCTCTCGCAGAAGCCGCACCACGGGTGATGATCGTAGGCATAAGGCCAATCCCTACTTGAACTGCGTTTGAGAGGCTAAGACCGTGAATGTGGCGCTGCCTGTCTTCGTGATGCTGTAGGTATAAACGTCAATGCCCGAAGCGTTGCCGGCAGTGGGCGCACCGCCCTGCCACTTGGTCGTTACGCCGGTCGCCGTGCCGTCCACCTGGACCGTGCTGTTGTAATAAGCGGTTGCACCTTGCGTCACCCAAAACGTCACCGTCATGGTCTGGCCAGTAGACATCGCCGTGTTCAGCGTCGTACCAGCCGAGAACGTTAGATTGACCGTCCAGTTAGCGGAGGCGTTCGACGTGTAATACAGGATGCTCTGCGTTGACGGGTACAGCGCAATAGTGCCGGTCGCAGCCGTGGCGGATACCGTAGTCGGTTCTGCGGCGTTGGTGATGACCGCGGCGATAACGGATGACGAACCGGAAAGCGTTTGAGTGCCGGTAAACGTCTGCGAGATGCCCAGACCAGCCACAGTGGCGCTGGTCGAGGGGAACGTCATCGTCGTGCTGTCGGTGCCGGCCAGCGTGAGGCTGTTGCTCGCCGTCAGCGTCTTGCCGTCAGCGATAGTCAGCGTCGAGCCACTAGCCGGGGTCGTGAGAGTGACCTTGTTGATAGTCGTAGCCGAAGCCACGCCAAGCGTAGGCGTGGTGAAACTAGGAGATGTAGCCAAGGCCAGCACGGTGCCGGAACCCGTCGTGGTATAGCTCGTGCCCCATGCGGATCCGGTGGAATTGGGAATGCCGGCTCCAGGGTAGGACGTAACGCCCGTATTGGCGATCGTGATGGAGCCAGAGGCATTAGTGACGCTAATGCCGGTACCGTTGGTCAGCGTGGCAAGCGTATAGCCCGTACCATTGCCGATAGCGAGTTGGCCGTTAGTGGGCGTAGCGGTAAGGCCAGTGCCACCGTAACCAACGCCAACAGCCGTACCGTTCCAAACGCCAGTGGTGATAGTGCCGATAGAAACCAGGCTGGAAAGCGTGGTGACGGCCGTATTTACCAAAGTGCCGGAAGTCGGCAGCGTGACGTTGGTATTGCCCGTAACCGTCAGCGTGGTCGTAAATGCGCCCGACGTGGTAAAATTGCCGCCCAACGTAATGGTGTTGGAGCCATTGTTAACGCCCGTACCGCCATAGGTTCCAGTGACAACAGAGCCATTCCAGGTGGCAGACGTAATGCTGCCCGGATACGAGAAGGTGTTGGTGGACCAACTGACATTGGAAGGCGCGGAATAGTGCGTGTCCCACGTCCCCGCCGCCAACGAATTGGTCAGCAGGGTAAGGTTGACGTACCCGCCAGATTGGATCGTGGCCACGGTCGTGGCGCTGTTGTTTTGTACAACAATCGTGCCGCTGCTTTGATTGTTGTTGAATGTGTACGTCGCGCCCACAGAAAGCGTAGTGGCATCAGGCAGTTTGAACGTTTGACCGCCGGATCCGGTAACGACATAGCTAAACACCGAACCGACAGTAAGCGTCGTCGTGGTGCCGGCCGCTGCCGTATTGGAATAGCCCGAATAAAGATAATTGACCGTGGCATTGGCATTGGCGTCACGCAAAACGACGCTGTTTGCGCCCGTAGATGCCGTAACGCCCGTGCCGCCATTGGCCACGGGCAAAGTGCCGGTAACTTGGGTAGTCAGGCTGACGTTTGAAAGCGTTCCACCTAGCGTAAGGCTACCGCTGGACGTTACGGTGCCTGTCAGGGTGATGCCATTGACCGTACCGGTGCCAGATACGCTTGTAACGGTCCCTGTGCCGCCACCAGTGGCCGTCAGCGATCCGCCGGAGTAGGTAAGCCCAGAACCGACAGTGACCGCCTGTGAGGCTCCTGTGGCGTCAAAACCCATAAGGGTATTGACGGTGCCGGTAAGGGTATGTTCCGCATTCCAGTTAGACGGGCGGACAACGCTCGTATCGGCGCCATCAGGGATAGACGATACGAATGCGTGTTTGAGCGAAACGGTCATTAGAAGTCCCTATTGAACGGTTTCGACGCCGACTGCACGTCCATCTGGGCCACGAATAATACGCTTGGGCGCCGTAGCCGCTTGAGCGGCTTGCTCAACCCGCCGCGTCATGTCGGCAGTAGCTTGAATGGCATGGTCGTGCATAGCGGCGATGTTGTTATGCATATCAGACAGCATATTGGCATGACGCTCGACTTGGCCAGACAGGTCTTGAATGATTGTGTCCTTTGCCGCCGCTTCAGCGTCGATAGCCGCCACGTCGATTCCTGGATTGGCCGCAATGCGGGCGACCATAATCTTTGTCGCAGCGTCCAGTTCCGCTTTCCACTTGTCAAATTGCTCTTTTGCAGAGGCTTCCTGCATTTTGAGGCTGACTTCGTGCTGCTGACGCTGATTTTCCAATTGAGCGTCAATCTGCGCCTTCATTTGAGCGATTTGCATATCGGCTTGGGCGCGAGCAGTTTGAATTTGCGTATCGGTTTGCGCCTTAAGCTGTGCAGTTTGCTGTTCACCTTGCAACTTCATCATTTCCGGCGTCGGTTTGGGATTGGCGGCTTGTTGGGCTGACTTTTGAGTCATTTGTTGAAGGGCAACGTCAATCGTACCTTCGATCGTGCGAGCTTGCTTAAAGCCGGCAATGCCAAACTTAATCATTTCCAGCAGCATGGGCGCCAGTTCCGGCGTGGATTGACCGGCAGGAATGGCCTCACGCAGGAAATTGGAAAACGCATTCAGGAACTCAACGCGCTCTTGCTTGGCTTGGTTTTCATCAAGCTGAACCAGGCTGTCGGCATCCACTTCAATGCGGAAGCAGCGCAGCGGAGAGTTTTGAATCAGTTGCATGGCTTGCGGGATCAATTGCTGATCCGCAGCACTCATTTGACCAGCCGCGGCATAGGCCAAAATGGTTTTCGGCTGGAACTTGGTGCAAATGATTTGCGCCTTAAGTCGCAGCAAATCAGTGGCAAACATGGCCACAGATTCCTGCATGGACCGCAGACGCAAGCCAGCATACTGGCCTTTGATCTGTTGGGCGGTAGCCGTTTCAGACGCCGCGCCTTCGCCACGGATGATGTCCGAAATGCCGGTGATTTCGTAGATTTGACCCTTAATCTGGGCTTGCGCCTGGTAACATTGCAGCAGGGCATTAGCGAGCGTATCGATCGGCAAAAGATCGATGCTGCCTTTCAATCCGCCCTTTTCACTAAACGCCATCCACTTATCGATCGGAATCAGCGTGTTGTTGTCGCCTTCAGTCAAAAGGCGTTGCAAAGCCGGCTGCGAGGCATCGTAAACACCACGAACGCGCAGGGATTTGACTAGACCATCGATCCGGTCAGTCAGAATGTCCAGTTCGTTGGCTTGGTCCTGATAAAGCGTGAAGTCAGGAATCGGAACAAGGCTGTCCGTCGTGGTGGTCGCATAGAGCGGTTTGGCACAAGGGAAAAAGCCTTCCAGCTCTAGCGGGTCGTCCCGCTCGTCGAGCAAGTCCGGGAAAGACTCGTGTAGCCAGTAAACTTTCCCAGATTCTTTGTCCCAAAGCTCACAAATCTTGGCTCTGTCGTTAATCTTATTCCCGCCATTGCCATACTTCTGGGCGTTGTCGGGGCTGCTGTCAGTCGGGATTTTGCGAGCAAGTTCTTCCCCAAAGCGTTCAACCAGCGCAGCACGGGTCATATAAACCCAGCGCCAAACGCTCGTCACTTCTTCCCAAGTACGCGCCGACGAATGCCCAAAGTCCTTCCAGTGGACATAATCGGTCGGGGCGCATTCGTATTCAATTTCTTCCGGCGCTTCCATGCCGCCGGCAGTCATATCAGTCGGATTGTTCTCGCTTTCTTCATCCTCGACCACGTCAGTGATCTGGAATCCGTCTTCAGGAACATCTTGCTTCTTGATATGCGGGTCGTAACGCACCCAAGCAACGCCGCGGCCACCCAGGAACCTGTCTTCGACGGAATTCCTCATCGTAGCGCGGAAATCGGGGTAATGCTCAATTTCGTAATCAAGCGCCCGCTCAATCAGCAGCGAGGCTACGCGGCCAACCGGGTCATTATCGCTAAACCGACGCGAAACATCCGCCTTCGGCATCTTGGCGTAAACGGCAGGAATAAGCGTCTGCACGTTTGACCAAAGAATGTTGAATTTAGCCGCCTCATTGCCAAGCGAGGCTTGGCGCTCATCGTCGCGGTAACGACGAATGATCTTCTTGGTGCGGCCTTCCCACTTTTTGAACTCATTGTCATACGCATGAATGACATTGAGCCACTTCTGAACAGGAGGAGCGATAAGTGGGTCAACGGCCATGATTTTAGCCTTTTTATCAATGCATCTTTTTCAGAACTTCAGCCAAACGAGCGCGTCTGGCCAGTACCTGATTATCTGAGTGAGCGGCCTTCGCCAGTTTAGCAGCCGGAATAGGCTCGCCTTCCTTGGCATGAAGTTGCTTACGCAAAGCGCCTTTGTGCGAAATAGCTTTTTGAATCCACTTATCAGCCATTTGACACCTTTAAGCAGAAAAGATGCCAACGGTCATGACGGTAACGCCAGAGCCAGTCGTAATCTTCCAAGCCCCGCTAGCAGAGCAAGCGCCAATCTGAATAGAATAAATTCCGACCGGGGTGGTGGCAGGAACGATCAAAACGCCGGTAAGCGAACCATCAGTAAGCGTCACGCTGGCAGCAGTGTTGTTGTTGCAGGTGATAATCAATCGCTGAAGATAATCACCGACAGCGCCAGTGCCGCCGAGAACCTGTGCCGTTTGACTGGCCGCAATGGTTTCGTATTGGTAGCGATAAGGATTTTGAACGCCGCTCATATCCTGGTCCTTCTTGATCTGCGATGCCCCGCCCACATATCGTTGAGCGTAGCCGTGTTGCCAGGCCCAACAATAAGCGGCCTTTCTGACGCATTCATACGCTTAGAAGGCTCTTCACGCCAAGCAATTGCGAGCATACGCATCGCATCTGCCCCGTGGCTTGTCCAATCGTGCTTGGGAGACGACCTAAATGACTTTTTGTCTTCGTCCCATTCGCGCTGGTACTGCCTAAGCGC